ATAGAAACGATGAGTACTTTTATTACTTAATAGAGAAACCTAAGTATGAAAAACTGATGGATTGTAATATTGGGTATTATGTCTGCACCGGCGGTAATGGTATTTATTGTTGGGATGTAAAGAAATACACTGATGAGTACAATAATAATTTAGGTTGGCACCAAAAGTTACTCCCTGAGACAACAGAATTTGGTGAAACAAAAATGGTTATGAAGACAATTTCTTTGTGGGATATACACTACGCAGAAAATCTAAACTGTCTATTGACTTATCCTTATCATCAAAATAGAACAAAAGATAAAAGATTTTCATTTGATTTTATGATATATTAATACTATATTTATTGTAGGAAGTTCTAAAACAATTTTCGCTCAACGTCCTCCGAAGGTTACTCCCATTTCCTGACGAGGACTTTTTTGTTTTAAGGACTATTTATAGTATGAAGATTTGTAGCAAGTGTAATGTGGAAAGGAATGATGATGAGTACTATACCTATTGGCACTCAACGCAGCAAAAGTATAGAACAAGACACGTGTGCTTAGTTTGTACAAAAGAACAGGTGAGAAACTATAAACGTTTGGTAAAAGAAAAACGCGCAGTGGTAAAAGAGGAACCTAAAAAATATTGTCCTTGCTGTAAAAAGGACGTACCATTAACAGGGTATTACGATAGCGGTAAAGAAGTGCAGGGTAGGTATTGTATTAGTTGTATTAGAAAAAATCAGAATGACAGAAATTATAATAGAGTTATGAGTGAAGGAGGAAGTGAAAGAGTTTTACAAAAACCAAATAAGTACGCTGATGAATATCAGAAAGCGCAGACCTTTATGGTGCTTGAACGATTAGGATGGGTATTTAACGAAGACACAGGTATTTGGTCTCGTGAGGGTGTTAAAGATAAGTTCGGGACGTGGTTGAACATAATCCCTCGTCCTAAGATTAAACGTCGTCCTGATGGTGTTATAGTGAGAAAGAAGCACGGGGTGCACAAATATATCAAAGAGATTGTGCAGCAAAGAGAGGATGGGGTACCAGTTTTTGATTTGGCTTATATTTATTGTTGCAGCCACACCACAATAAGAACTATTATAAACAATTATTATCGTGAGAAGAAAGCAGATTGATTTGGGGTTTATAGATATACCGATAACATATCCTACGTTTACTAAGAAACAAAAGAATATTGTATGTGATAACTTAATAGATCACCTATTGGTTTATATTGATAAAGAGTTGGAGAGTGTACCACACATAAACAGAATTACTTTTCTAAACGAAATTTTAGAGAGTTCACTTCAATCAAATGTTGATATGGAATTGTATGAAGTAGCGCAGGTAATTTATGACTGCAAGAACAGATTGAATGAAGCCTGAGATAAATGATTACATAACCAAAAATTATTATGAACTATTAAAAATTTGTAATAAGATAACTAAGAACGACACGTTAGCAGGTGATTTGTTGAATGATGTTTTACTTCAACTATATGAAAAGAACGAGATAAACTTAAAGAAACTTGATGATAACAACATAAAATATTATATTGTTAAATGTCTGACTATAAACTGGCACTCTAAAACAAGTCCTTTTTATAGGAGAGTTAGGAAAGAAAGTAATTTGTACAATGAGTTATTTGAGGTAATGGATAAAGAAAGTGATGATGATATATTTAACACGCACAAGTTACTTGATATAATGGAGATGGAGTGGACGGAAGTTAATTGGTTCAACAAGATTATCTTCCAAAAATATATTACGATGGGTAGCTTGAAAAAGGTTTCATTAGACACCACAATACCTATCACAAGTATAGCTCGGTATGTTAATGAGACAAAAGCAATTGTAAAACATAACACATTTAAAAGATTTAATAATGAGTAGCAGTAGCAATAGAAGACATAAAAGAAAGATTGAACGATTAAAAAAGCAAGGTAAGTTAACTGCGCAGGATCTTATGAACGATGAGATGATGTTAACAATACCTACACCGGAAGACGTACAAGAATATATAGATAATAAAGCAAGAATATTAAGAATACAATCAAATGGGCTGCAATTGCAAAAACAATAAGAAACCGATTAAGGAACAAATAATAGAACAGTTGGGTGAACTAACTGAAACACCAAAAGAATTGACACAAGAAGAAATTGAGTGGTTCAATAACATTGATGTAATAAATCCTTTAAACGAAGAAGATGATGAATAAAGAATTGGAAGAAAAGATTTTAAAATCAAAAGCTAATGGTAAAAGGAAGAAGGGCTGCACAAGCTGTAAGAAGAAAGCTGCAACTCCTATTGTATTACCTGAATTGATTGAAGATGAACTTTACATACCAACTCCTGATGAAATACGTTTAGCGTATATTGAGTTGGGTAATAGAGTTGAAAACAAAAGAGAGCAAATAAATAAGGTATATAATTTTTTATTTAATGAAGATTTTAATTTTGATTGTAGGTCTTGCGTAAATGGACAAGCAAGAAGATTAAAGAATTATATAATTGAAGTATTAAAAATGAAAGTATAATGAGTAAATATGTACCAAAAGAAAATATCGTAGTGCAAAAAGAAATTAAAGCAGACTTACCTGAGTTTGATATTATTGATGACAGCAGACCACTTGTTGGACCTGCGTATTCTGGTGAACAATATGAAAGCAGGTTCCCTCGTATATATGAGATGATGTTGTATGAGAAATTAGGTTACAATGAGATGAGAGATTTAGGTGCAAAAGAATTTGGAATTACAGGAAGGATGATGGAATATCAAATGAAGGAAGCTAAGATGAGATTGAAGATGAGGTATGAAGATAAGTCCGAAGAAATTATAGAACAACAACTTGCAAGGATGTTTGATTTACTTCACCGATGCAGGAGAGATGGTAACAAAAAAGTTGAGAGAGAATTACTTTCCGACCTCAATAAGATATATGGTTTAGAGAATAGAAAACTTGATATAACAAGCAACGGCGAACCAATATCAATTAATATTAATATTGACTAATGATAGAATTTGTAATACCTACACACAACTCCCCTGATAAATTAATGGTAATATTACAATCATTAATTGTACAGACAGATAATAGATGGAGAGCGCACGTAGTTATAGATGGTATAACTAACGAATACAGATATGTTAAAGACACTTATCAAGATAATCCTAAAATACGTTTTAGTCATATTGATGGTCCTAATAAAGATTGGGGACACACTGCAAGAAATTATGGCTTATCTCAGGCACAAGAAGAATGGATGGTAATGACTGGTGATGACAACTATTATGTTCCGACTTTTGTTCGTGAGATGTTAAATGATAGTGATGGTAAACATTTTGTCTATTGTAATATGGTTCATAACGCGTTTGGTTATTTAGCTGTTAATTCTGACATTAGAAAAGGTCTAATTGATATTGGTAATATGATGTTTAAACCAAAACTTGCTGAGGGAATTGAATTAGACAAAACAGATTACAACGCAGATTGGGAGTTTATAAACAAATATAGAACAAGATATTGGTTTGAAAGTGATGGGTTCCATAAGGTAAATAAAATATTATACGTACATAATTAATGGATATTAACTTAACTAAAAAGCAAGGTCAATGTTGGAAGGTTTTAATGGATGATCACACCAGTGAAATACTCTACGGCGGAAGTGCTGGGTCGGGCAAAAGCTGGTTGGGTTGTATTTGGATTATTACGTTGTGTATAAAATATGAAGGTATAAGATGTTTGATTGGTCGTACAGTATTGTCACAATTAAAAAACACTACACTTAATACGCTGTTTGAAACATTTAAAGCGATGGGTTTGAATAGCGATAATCACTTCAAGTATAACGGACAAACAAACATAATTAAATTATATAATGGTTCTGAGATATTATTAAAGGACTTACAGTTTCAACCATCAGATCCTAACTTTGATAGCTTAGGTGGTCTTGAACTTACAGCAGTATTTGTGGATGAAGCTGCGCAGATTAGTCAGTTGGCTTATAACATTCTTAAATCACGTATTCGTTTTAAATTGAGCAAATATAAATTGCAACCTAAGATATTTTTAACGTGCAATCCAGGACAAGTATGGTTGAAGAAGGAGTTTTATATTCCTTACAAACAAGGATTACTTCCTATCAATAGAGAGTTTATTCCTGCACTACCATTAGATAATCCACACTTACCTCAGTCGTATATTGAAATGTTAAAGACTCTACCTGATGCGCAGCGACGTAGAC